TTATTATCTTCCGCTTCTAAAAATCGAGCGATCAATCCAGATCAAGTGGTTGAACTGTTAAAAAATAATATCAAGCTCAATGAAACAGGAGGGGTTGAAATTGTTGATAAAAACGGTATAGCTAGATATAACAGTAAGGGGGAACTTTTAACTACTGACGAGTTAGTTAATGAGTTCTTAACACAAAACCCGCACTTCGTTACTGCTACTCCTAGTGGTAGTGGCTCAGTGTCAAATGTGGATAGGACAGAGCTCAATAAACCTTTAAATTTGAGTGATATAGATATGAATAATCCGGCAGACAGAAAAAGATATGCTGAGTATAGAAAGCAGAGAGATTCTGGATACAGGATTATTAACAATAAACAGTAACCATTAAGGAGTAAAAAAAAATGGCCAACGAAACAACATCGAGCACCATAAGTGAGCTATATACGGAAATCGTAGCAGAAGCTTTATTTGTGGCGAGCGAACAATCTATAATGAGAGGTCTTGTCCGAAACTACACTATTGCAGGCGGTGGAAAATCAGTAGAAGTACCGATTTATTCAACTGTATCAGCAGCAGCAGTTAGTGAAGCTTCCGACCTTTCAAATACTGCCGTCAATCCAAGTTCAGTAACAATTACTGCTTCAGAAATTGGCGTCATGACCACGCTAACGGACCTAGCCAGAAATTCTGCGTCTAGAAATGTAGCTGCGGACATTGGAAGATTATTCGGTGAAGGTATTGCAACAAAGATTGATAGTGATCTTGCAGCTTTATTTTCTGGATTTTCAACTGAAAAAGGTCCTGGAGCAGGTTCAGAATTAACAGTTCAAGATTTATTTGAATGTGCAGCTGAACTTAAAACTAATAAAGCGCCTGGGCCTTATTATGGTGTATTCCACCCAAAACAAATTTTTAATGTTAAAAAATCTTTAACAAATACATTTGTTGGTAGAGATACAGAACTATCTAACGAAGCTATGAGAACTGGCTTTGTAGGAACTGTTGCAGGAATTCAATTATTTGAAAGTTCAAACATTTCCGTAGACGGTTCAGACGATTCTATCGGAGGAGTATTTTCCCAAGATGCTTTAGGTCTAGCGATGATGCAAGATTTAAAGATAGAAACTCAGCGAGATGCATCGCTTCGTGCGGACGAGATAGTCGCCACAGCCGTGTTTGGCGTAGGTGAGCTTCACGATTCTTACGGAGTTAAATTAACAGCAGATACTCTTGCTAACTAAATAAAACTTATAAAGGGGTGGTATATCCGCCCCTTATTTGATATAAAAAATTATGAGTATAGAAACAGTAAAACTTGTTAATAAAAAAGGCGAAGTTATTGAAAGATATAAGCACGACTACGAAAATAATGTTGAAAGATTTAATATGCGTGGTTGGTCTTTACAAAATAATAAAACTGTAAAAACTGAAACAGTTGAAGCTAAAAAAGTTATTAAAAAAGTTAAAAAGAAAAAAACTAAAAAATAATGTCCTCTACGGTCTTTAGTGTGCAAAATACACATTTGCAAAAGATTCAACCAGATATTTTAGATTTTGGAATAACTACTTTTGTTGACCAAATACAATTTGCAGAAAATGATGTTTTAAGACGAATCCGTGAGGAATGGTGGGAAAGATATAGACATCAAGTTAGATATAAAGATATTACAAAAATAACATCTGTTGAAATGACTAATAGTAAATTAACTCCTTCACAATGGGAGTTATCAGTAGTTTATTTAGCATTATGGAAATATATCTATCCTCAACTAACTAAATGGCGTGATCCAAATACAGGCGAAGGCAAAGATACTTTCCAAGTACAAATTGATTTTTATAGGGATAGATACGAAGAAGAGTTCCAAGCAATTTTAAGGGACGGGGTTGAATATGATGAAGATGGTGGGGGAACAGTATCTGATAGCGAAAAGGAGTCGTTACATCAATTACGATTAGTTAGATAATGGTTGCAACAGTTACTATTGATGCAAATATTATTGAAGTCCAAAAATTTATAAAAAATATTTCAAAGAGACAAAGGAAAGCTATTCAAAAATCTCTTAATAGAGTTTCAAATATGGCAATACTTATGATCACAAAAAGAACTCAATCTGGTAAATTACCTGACGGAGGTAATTTTATTCCTTACACACAAAAAACTAAAGAAATAAGAAGTAAAAAAGGAAGAAGAACAGATATCGTTGATCTTACTGATTCTGGAAGAATGTTCAGAAGTTTAGATTACAAAAAAAGAGGATTTAGAAACGAATTATTATTTAGAAATATGGAAAGTGCAAAAATTGCATTTAGACATGATATCCTGGGTGTCGGTAAGAAAAAAACAAAAAGACCTTTTTTTGCAATAGGAAAAAGTGAAGAACCTAAAATTATTAATGAATTTAGTAGATTTTATTTTAGTGAGTTAAAATTAAAACCATGAGTAAAAGAGAAAATATAGCTAACGATATAATTACAAAACTTGATGCAGTAACAAGTCCAATAGAATTTAAAAAATTAACTAGAGAGCCATTTGAAGTTGAAGAATTATCTGATGCTCAATTTCCTGCAGCTTTTGTACAATCTGGCGATGAATCAAGGGAAGTTTCTAGTATAGGTGTAACAGGGGCCGGTTCTTATAGAGGTACAATAGATTTTCAAATTGTAGCATTTGGTAAAGGCACAACTACAAATATAGATACTGTAAGAAACCAAATAATTGAAGTAGTTGAAGAAACTCTTGATAATGATATAACAAGAAATGGAAATGCGTTGGATACACAAATTATTGAGGCATCGTCAGATGAAGGAACTATTTTTCCTTATGGTGGTGTAAGAATAACAGTGCGTGTAATGTATGAATTTACTAGAGGGAGTGCATAATGGCAAAAGATATAGTAATGAATAAAGGCGATAGCACGATAAAAATTTCAGCAGAATTTGTTGATCATTATACGAAACTTGGCTATCAAATTGTAGATAAGAAAAAAAATATTTCAGTTGCAAAGGAAACTGAAAAGATTATAAAAGATTTAAAGAAAACAAAGGAGTAAAAAATGGCAACACATCACGGAAAAGAAGGCGTTGTTCATGTAGGCGGAGTTAATATCGGAAATGCAACAGGATTTACAGTTGATACTACTCACGATGTTGTAGAAGATACAGCATTAGGTAGTTCAATGAAATCTTTCCTAGCCGGTAGAGGAACATTCACAGCTTCTATTGATATGAATTTTGACGAAACTGATTCTGGACAAACTGCATTAACACAGGGTTCTAGTTTAAGTTTTGAATTCATGCCAGAGGGCGCAGATTCAGGCGATAGAAAATTTTCTGGAACAGGAATTGTAACAGGAATGAGTGTTGGAGTAACCTTAGACGGTGTAACTACAAGAACTGTTTCTTTACAAGGTACTGGTGGTCTAACTATCGGCACAGTATAATTTAATTTATGGCTGATGATAAAATAGATTTTTTTGACGGAATACGATCGCATTTTGAAGAACTAGATGTAAAAATTATAGAAGTTCCAGAATGGGGTTTAGTAGGCGATAAAGCAATCTATTCAAAACCCTTTAATATGCTTGAAAAATCCAAGATATTCAAAGGTGCTAGTGCTAATGATATTGGAGTATTAATTGATGTCATTGTAGAAAAAGCATTAGATAAAGATCATAATAAAATGTTTAATGCTAGTCATATCTTAAGTTTCAAACAAAAAGCAGATACAGATATTCTTGCTCGAGTAGCTAGTCAAATCATGGGGACTAATACAGAGACTTTTGACGACGTTAAAAAAAAATAAAAAATAATGTAGAACTACAAAATATCTTTGTTGTAGCAGAAAAATTACATAAAACTATTAGCGAAATCTTGCAAATGTCAGTCACAGAGTTTAATATGTGGCTAGCATACTTCGATTTACAAATTGAGGAACGCAAAAGGCAAGAACAACTAAATAGAATGAAAAAATAATGGCAACTAAAAGAGTTAATATTGATATTGTTGCAAAGGATAAAACAAGACAAGCTTTATCCGGTGTTCAAAGAAATCTCACTTCATTAAAAAATAATGTTTTTAGTTTAAAGGGTGCTCTAGTAGGTATTGGTGCAGGAGCAGTTGTAAAAAGTTTCGTAGATGTTGGACGAGAAGTTGAGAGTTTACAAACAAGATTTAAATTTTTATTTGGTTCAGTAGAAGAAGGCCAAGTAGCATTTGAACAATTAAGAAAATTTGCTTCACGAGTTCCATTTTCATTAGAAGAAATATCCAGGGCATCTGGAAACCTTGCAGTCGTTTCAAAAGACGCAGAAGATTTAAATAGAGTTCTTAGTATCACAGGTAATGTAGCAGCAGTAACAGGATTAGATTTTGAGACAACTGCTAGTCAAATTCAAAGAGCGTTTTCTGGAGGTATTGGAGCTGCTGATTTATTTAGAGAACGAGGTGTTAGAGCACTATTAGGATTCAAAGCAGGAGTTCAAGTTACTGCAGAAGAAACAATAGAAAGATTTGAAGAATTATTCGGAGGGAATGGAAAATTTGCAACTGCTACAGATGATTTAGCAACTACTCTAACAGGAACTTTATCAATGTTAGGCGATAAGTTTTTCAATTTCCAAACAGTTGTAGCTGAAAGTTTTTTTGACGAATTAAAAAAAGAATTTGGGGATTTAGATAAATTTTTACAAGAGAATGAACAACAAATAGAAGATATCGCTACTGCTATTGGTGAAAATTTTGCAGGAGCTATTACTAAAACTTCCCAGGTTATAAAAGATATTGCACCTGCGATAAAAACAGTTGCTGATGCTTTAGGAACTACAATAACAGGATTTCAAAGTTTACCACCATTTGTTCAAACAGGAGGTATTATAGGAGCATTATTGTTTGGTAAAAAAGGTTTACTAGCTATTGGAGCAATAACTTTTCTTGTAGGTCAAATTCAAGATTTAATTTCAGAAGCAAAAAATGTTTCCGAATTAAAATTATTAGACCCAAAAGACATTGATAGTATTGGCGAATTAAATTTATTAATAGACGAATTTAAAAAACAAAGAAACGATATTATTTCTGAGATGAATAATCCAGAAAGTTTAATTCCTGTTGATGTTTTAATAGAAGAATTAGCGGAAGTTGACGGTGCAATAAATAATCTCAAAAAGAGAATAAAAGAAATAAATTTTGTAGAAGCTATGAGTAAAGAAGTTTCAGAATTTAGTAAAGTTATTGCAGATGCAAAAAATGAAACAGACGATTTAATTATAAAAATAAAAAAGAAACCGCCTGTTCCAGAAGGATTCGGTGATGCAGAAGAAGAAATAGTCAAACTTATAGAAAATGTAGGATTACTTGATAACGATTTTATTGATTTATTTGATACTCTTGCTGAGAAAAAAGCATTTAATAAATTAGTCCAAGACGGAAAAAAAGTTGAAGAACAATTAACTTTTATGCAACAAGCAACAAAAGATTTCAAAGACGGATTTAATGAAGCGATGAATGATTCAACATTTGATTCATTTGTAAAAGCAGGACAAGATGCTTTTAAATCATTACAAAGTACATTGACTGATTTTATAATGACAGGAAAATTAAATTTTCAAAGTCTTGCTCAATCAATAATTAGATCATTAGTAGAAGCTTTAGTAGGTAAAGCAATAACGGCAGCAATAGCAAAATCAGAAGGTATGATGATTATGTCGTCAATAAAAAAAGCTATGATTAGTGTTTATGAGGGAGCATTAAAAACTTTTGCAAGTATTCCTTTTCCATTTAATATTTTGGCAGTTGGAGCAGCTATTAAATTTGGAATGGGATTAGTCAACAAAATAAGGGGTTTTGAGAAGGGCGGACGACCTCCTGTGGGGCAACCTTCAATAGTTGGGGAAAGAGGACCAGAATTATTTATGCCAGATCAAGCAGGAACTATTGTACCAAATAATCAATTAGGAATGGGACAACCCGTAACTGTTAATTTTAATATTAATACTGTTGATGCAAGGGGATTTAATGAACTATTAGTGAATAGTAGAGGAACAATCGTCAATATGATTAATAATGCAGTAAATGAAAAAGGTAAAATGGCAATCATATGAGCGGAGCTTTACCTAATACAAATTTCAATGCTATCAATTTAAAGAGTAATCAAAAAACATTATTTAGTGAAACTGATAGCGGAAAAACATTTAGACGACAAATTCAAGGACAACGATTTAGTTTTACAGTTTCATATCCTCCTATGAAAAGAACAGAGTTTGCTCCAATCATGGCTTTTATTATGAAGCAGAGATCAAGAAAAGAAAATTTCACCATAACCTTGCCAAGTTATTTTAATGCGCTTGGTAGTGAAACAGGAACTCTATTAGTGAATGGAGCTCACTCTGTAGCCGATACAACAATAGCCATTGACGGTTTTGCAAGTGACGGAGCAGGAAGATTGAAAGCTGGCGATCTTATTAAATTTGCACATGATAAAGTTTATATGGTTATAGATGATGTAACATCTTCAAGTAATGCTGCAACAGTCACGATTGAACCGCCATTAAGAACTGCACTTACAAATAATAGTTCTGTATCATATGATTCAATTCAATTTACTGTTCATTTAACTAGCGATGTCCAGGAGTTTCAAACAGGACAAAACGATAATGACGGTAATTTATTATTTAAATATGAATTTGATGTTATTGAAAGTTTATAATGGCAAGAGGATTATCGAGTTCGGTAAAAACAGAATTAGCTACAGGAATAATTGATCCTGTATTATTGATAGAAATTGGTTTTAGCACTCCAATATATTTAACAAATGCAAGTTTTGATATAAGCTCTAATATATCTGGAACATCAAGAACTTATGTATCTAACGGCCATTTAAGAAGCATAACAGGAGTAAATGAAACAAATCGACCTACAAAAAATACTTTATCTATAAGTTTATCTGGAGTCGATCAAACATATATATCCGTTGCTCTTAATGAAAATATAATCAATGATAATGTTTTTGTTTATAGAGGTTTTTTAGATTCAAATAATGCTCTAATATCTGATCCTTTTTTATTATTTTATGGGACAATAGACGAATATAAAATTAGCGATAATACAACGACTTCAAATTTAATTTTAAGTATTACTTCTCATTGGGGTAATTTTAGTAAAACTGCAGGAAGAACTACTACTGATAATTCACAACAAAGATTCTTTAGTAGTGATAAAGGAATGGAATTTGCAGCTTTAACTGTTCGAGATATCA